ACTTGGGCAGGTGACAGTACGGGCACAACAGCGCAAGAGCTGCAAGGATTAGCAGAACTGCAATCTGAATTTGTAGAAGAACAACTTAAGAAAGCATTGCCACGCGGTAGTCGCAACATTGTTCGCAGCGTTGAGATCAGCCCGCAATTTGCTCAATCTGTTGTCGTAGCAGATCCAACGCAGATTAATGTTGTTGCATTGTCAGATGATTTATTTGCTGCAGTGCAAGGCGCACCGCAAACGTTCAGCTTGACTGCTGCACAGGGTGCAATCATTACCTTGCCAAATGGTCAGGTTGTGCAAAAAGCGTTTCGTGGTATCGCTGAAGATCAAGCCGCATTGTTTGGGCAAGTGGTGCGGCAGGGATTGTTGACTGGGGAAACTACTGATGAAATTGCAAATAGATTAAAGGGCAGGCTTCGTTATGGGCAGCCCGGAAGCGTCAAAGAAATTGCCAAAAAAGGCGGTCAAGCCACAACGGTAGCGAATAATCAGGTTATCGCTTTGGTGCGAACTAGCATCAATCAGGTTGCCAATGCTGCATCGCAGCAGGTGTATGAAGCCAACCAAGACATCACGAAAAAGTATCGCTATGTCGCAACGCTTGACACTCGCACTTCTGCCATTTGTCGTGCTCTAGATGGCAAAGAATTTGAATATGGCAAGGGTCCGACACCACCGCAGCACTTTAATTGTCGCAGCACAACGGTCGCAGTAATTGATTATGAGGAGCTGGGTTTTATCCCACCACGCGAAGGCAAACGCGCAGCCGAAGGTGGCATGGTGCCAGCAAATGAAAGTTACGGGCAATGGCTGGCTAAACAACCAAAAGCAAGAAAAATAGAAGCCCTAGGAAAATCCAAAGTTGCATACTTCGACAAGCTTTCCGCTAAGTATGGCCCAAAGGACGCAATCGCAAAACTTGTGCGTGACGATGGCTCTGAAGTCACCCTGGCACAACTTCGCAAGCGTTACGGCAAACTAGACTGAAGCAACGGCAATAAATCAATGCCCAGTCACTACGGCCACAAAATGCCGAAAGGCAAAAAGAAGAAAGGAGCCAAGAAAAAGTGAAACGCGGTGATCGTGTCAGCTGGGTCTATCAAGGCAAGCGCACTTATGGTGTCGTGACCAGCATCGCTGGTGAACGCGCCATGATCAAAGGCCCAACTGGTGGCAACGTCGTGCGTGTCGGCACTAAGGATGATCCTGTGGTTCGGATCAAATCTGAATCAACGGGTAATCCCGTACTGAAGCGCGAATCACAACTGCGCAAAGCTCCGAAGCGTAAATGAGCATTACATATCGCGGCGAAACTTTTGAGGGTTACAACAAACCCAAGCGGACGCCAAAGCATCCGAACAAATCGCACGCGGTACTTGCCAAAGAAGGCGACAAGATCAAGCTAATTCGCTTTGGGCAACAAGGCGTTTCAGGTTCACCACGTCGCGAAGGTGAATCAAAGGCCGCAAAAGCACGTCGTGCTGCATTTAAATCGCGTCATGCAAAAAATATCGCTAAAGGCAAGATGTCAGCAGCCTTTTGGGCAAATAAAACTAAATGGTAGTAACATTTAAATGAAAACGTACCCTACGGGTTTTTCATGTCTGACGAGCAAATTCAAGAGGTTACGCCTGTTGAAACGCAAAGCAACGGCGAAATTGACGCACTAAAAAACAGCATCGAAGCTCTTGAGCGTAAAAATCATGAGCTAATCGGCAAGCTGAAAAAAGCAAAGTCCATCCCTGAGGATGTGAATGTTCAAGAACTTCTGGACTTTAAGCGCCAAGCCGAACAGTCAAAGCTTGAATCAGAAGGCAAGTACACCGAAGCGCGACAAGCTTTGGAGCAGCAATTCCGTGAGGCGTCGGCGGAAAAGGACAAGCGCATTGCAGAACTTGAGGCCAGAGTCCGGGAACTTGAATTGATCAGCCCAGCAGTTTCTGCCCTAGCAGACATTGTGCATGATCCTGATTTGGTGTTGAAGACCAAGCTGTCTGCCGACAAAATTCAGCGCGAAGCTGATGGCACTGTTGTTGTCGTCGATGGTTACGAGCGCAGGCCTGTTGCAGATTGGGCGAAATCATCACTGCCCGAATGGATGCAAAAAGCACCGAAGCCACAAGGATCTGGTGCGCCAGCAGGTCGCAGCACTGGTGCAATTCCAGCCGGCATGAAAAATCCATTTGCCAAGGATAGTTTCAACCTTACAGAGCAATCACGCCTTTATCGGACTGATCGGGATTTGTACGAAAGTATGAAAGCCGCCGCAAGTCGTTAATATTATTACGAGGCAAAGCTACGCGGAGCCAAATCGGGTTACGCCCATCCTGTAAACACTTTTTATTGAGGTAATTGTCATGGCGGCAACCGTACGCTCTGATGTAATCATCCCTGAGATTTTTACGCCCTACGTCATTGAGCAAACCACCCAACGTGATGCCTTCCTGGCTTCCGGTGTGGTGCAGCCTTTGACTGAACTAAACGCTTCCGAGTCTGGCGGCGATTTCGTCAACGTTCCTTTCTGGAAAGCAAATCTTTCTGGCGACTTTGAAGTTCTGTCAGACAGCTCTTCCCTGACTGTCGGCAACATCACTGCTGATAAGCAAGTTGGTGTTGTGCTTCATCGTGGTCGTGCTTTTGAAGCTCGCGATCTTGCTGCTCTTGCTGCAGGTTCTGATCCCATGGCCGCCATTGGCGCCAAAATGGGTGCTTACATTGCTAACCAGCGTCAAAAGGATCTGGTGCAATGCCTGAGCGGTGTTTTCGGTTCTCTGAACGCAAACACCAATGCTTCTGCGTTCTTTGATCTGACCATTGATTCAGCTACTGCTGACACCCCGACTGCACTGTCACCTCGTCACGTTGCAGAAGCTCGCGCTCTGCTGGGTGATCAAGGCGATAAGCTGACTGCTGTTGCAATGCACTCCAAGGTTTATTACGACCTTGTCGAGCGCCGTGCAATCGATTATGTGACTGCTGCTGAAGCACGTCAAACCGCACTTGGCACCGCTGAAGATGCTTTCGGTGGTTCTACCGCTGGCGCTTACGGTGAAGTTTCTGTGCCCACTTACATGGGTCTGCGTGTCATCATCTCTGATGATGTGGAGACTGCTGGCTCTGGTGCAAGCACCGAGTATGGCACTTATTTCTTCACCCAAGGCGCTGTTGCTTCTGGCGAACAAGCTGGAGTGAACATTGAAACTGACCGCGACATCCTCGCCAAGTCGGATGCAATGTCTGTGGACCTTCACTACATTTATCACCCTGTGGGTGCTAAGTGGGCTGTGACCACTGCTAACCCAACTCGTGCTCAGCTGGCAACTGCCACCAACTGGTCTAAGGTTTACGAACTGAAGAACATTGGCATGGTTCGCGCCACCAACGTCTCTAACATGGACTGAAGCTGAGTTTTAGTCATGGGCCTGTTCGCTTTTCGGCGGATGCGTGAACAAGAGGCTGCTGCATGTGCGGCGGCCTCTTTTTGTGTCCCCAAAACAGAAGTAAAAGCCGAGGCTAAAACAGAGCCAAAGCCCAAAAAGCAACGCACCGTAAAACCAAAACTGGAGAAGGCTGATGGCGATAACGATTGATGCAACAATCGGCGGTGCAAATGCAAACAGCTATCTAACGCTGAGTGATGCACAAGCAATCATTGATGGTCTTGTAGAAGACGACAATGTAACTGCATGGGCGTCGGCTACAACCGATCAAAAAAATCGCGCTCTTTACACTGCAACGCAGCGACTGGATCGTGAACGCTATTTAGGTGCTAGGGCTACTGACACCCAAGCACTGCAATGGCCGCGTACTGGTGTTCGTAAACCTGACACCTACATCAATACTTACGCCATTGGCTTTCCGTTCAAAATCACGACTGATTATTACACTGATACGGAAATTCCAGATCAAGTAAAAAAGGCACAAGCCGAACTTGCTGTTTACCTAAACAACAACAAAGACGGGATCGGTCTAAGTGGTCTTGAGGATTACAAGAACGTCAAAATCGGAAGCATTGATGTCACTCCAAATCAGTTTGGTGCTGTCGGTGCAGATCGCATTCCACCAATGGTTGAACGTTATTTGATCGGCCTTAGAATTAGTGGACCAGGCAACATCGCTGTTAAACGGAGCTGATCATGGGTTATGCCTATCCCGGCGCTGAATACATCAGCGACACTGCCGCACACACTGGACGCTTTGCCAAAGTAGTTGCGCTTGAGGATTCAGTGATTGCGACTCTGGTCG